TGGTGGATACTTCTTTTCCCACGTTAAATCATCTGTGTCTAACAGGTTTTGTTTTGTGAAGTTAATAGCGTTTAGGTAATCTTTTAATTCGTAGCTCATAATATAATTTTGGAGCGGATAGGCGGTAACGCTCCGCCATCTCCACGTTGGCAACGTGGCGTAATACTTCTATACCATATCCGCTTATGGTTTTACTTTCTTTTATTGTGTCTACCCATATACCATTCACCTGGTTCGTAATCCCAACGTTTACCGTGATGACCTCGTATATCGGCATACCACATTCTTAATTTTACTATTAATTTTCTAAAAAATGTTTTTCTAGCCATTCTAATTTCTTATTTAAATTTACAACTCGCCATTATTTCTGTAAGGCAGGCAACCATATTTATCTCCTGGTCAGCAACAAAGGCAGATTTATATTGATACCCAGCCAAAATTAATATGGATTGAGGAATAGATTTAGAGTCTAGTGCTGTATAGAGAACATCATAGATAGTTTTAAATAGAAAAGAGGCTTCTTTGTCCAAGTTCTGAACAACCCATTTTCTCATATCATTAAATCTTTTTTCTTTTAATGATACTATGAGTTCTTTGGTATTAGCTTCTGATAGACTAAACAATATACCACTATCAATCTTACCCCTAACAGAATATCTTTGTAGTTCATTAATAGTTCTTCTAAAGTCTGGATAATACTTTTGTATTAATTCTGACAACACTTTTTTGTCATATTCTATATTCTCATCATCAAGTATATCACCTAATCGTTTCATAAAGGCAGTAGCTGTCTTTACCTTTTGACCATTTTTTATGGCAAAATCAATAACAGTACAACGACTATGTAAGGCAGGTATTATTTTATTTACATAATTACAAGTAAATATAAATCTACAGTTCTTGTAAAATGTTTCTATAAAGTTTCTTAAAGCAGGTTGAACACTATCAGCATTCATATAATCTGCCTCATCTATTATAACCACTTTATGATTAGCGTCTTCGGTAAGAGATACAGTTGAAGCAAAGTTTTTAATCTTATGTCTTAATGTATCTATTTGACGGCCTTCATCTGAACCATTGATGATGATATAATCAGCACCAAGTTCTTCACACAAGGCTCTTGCTACTGTAGTTTTACCAGTACCAGCAGTACCAGATAACAGTAGATTAGGTATTTCTTTTTGTTTTAGGAATTGTGTAAATGTATTCTTTAAATCTTCGGTAAGAATACAATCACTTATCTTTTTTGGACGGTATTTTTCAACCCACAAAAAATCTGACATAATATAAACCTCACTTTATTCATTATTTAGTTTCCATTGTAAATTTTTGTACAATTTCATTATCAACATCATAACCACCTTTGTTCATTGTCCAACAATCTTCCTCTCGGTCATAATCGTGGTCACTAACAAATTCTTGGACTTTATCTGCCAAGTCTTTGTCTTCTTGTGAAGCTTCGTGGTAATTGGTCCAATCAAAGTATAAACCTTTTTCAAAGGTAGGTAGATCACCAAACTCTTTCAATATATCTTCAATAGCAATTTGTCTATTAAGATAATGTGTGGTTTGATGATACTCTCTAGTTTCTACTTTAATGTAACCATCTTTTGGATATGCTGTACCATCTTCTAGTCTAACAACATCAGCATTTTTATCTTCCTCTGCTGGTGTCATAGGAGTTTTGTTCTCACTCATACTAAAACTCCGAGTCTGGCTCTAAAGCAATCCAATACTGTATAGGTTTATTTCTGTTTACGAAATGACTTATTTTTTGTTTAGAAATTGCTACATCATAATCATCTGAAACCATTTTAAAATTTTCTGTTTTAAAATAAGCTGTAAATGATTTATCTGTTTCGCCAACAACTAAAGAATATTCATTAGAAGATTTATTCTTTTTGTCTGTAGCAACTAGATTAATTGATTTACCATCACCTTTAACAGCAATATCTGGTAAATTCAAAGTCGTAGCGGCTTTTAATAACTTAGCAAATGTTTCTTTTTTAAAAGTAAAAGTAACTTCTTTGTCTGGCATTGTAATATTCTTTGTAGGCGAAACAATAACTGATTTGTCAGCAAAGAAATATTTGATTGCCTGTTTTGAATTAGAATCAGCAATCTGAACATTTGATCCACCATTAAACTTTAATTCTGGTTTTTCAAAAAGTTCTACTGATCTCAAAAATTCTGGTAGATCATAGATAGCAAATTCGCTTTCAAACTTTTCTGATATTTCAGCTTCTGCCAAAATATTTTTCATTGTAGAGATTGTCTGTACTTTGTTTCCAGGCTTAACCAATATATTTTGGTTGATGTCTGAAAAGTTTTTTAGTAAAGAAACCGTATCACTTGATAGATTCATAATTATTCACTCCTTCATAATTTAATATATTATAATATAACATAGTATAGTTTTTTTGTCAATGCTATCCTTGTAGATAAGCAATCATATTTTCTGGTGTAGTTTCAATATATGGGTCATTATCTGATCCGTCATTATTGATACCTGGTTCTTGCCACCACTTCTCAACAACACCATCATTAATAACAGCCATATATCTCCAACTTCTATTACCAAAACCCTTGTGATTTTTTCCAATCAACATACCCATAAATCTAGTAAAGTTACCAGAACCATCAGGTATGACTTTTACATTTTTAACTTTTAATATTTCTGTCCAAGCATTCATTACAAATGTGTCATTTACTGAACAACAATATATTTCGTCTATTCCAAGACCTTTAATCTTTTCATAATTCTCATCAAATCCTGGCAATTGTGTTGATGTACAAGTAGGTGTAAATGCTCCTGGCAGAGAAAATAAAACAACTCTTTTACCTTTGAAAAAATCGTCTGTTGTTTTTTCTATCCATTTACCCTCATCAAAACTACAGCCGTCTTCTAATACAGAATCGCCTTCTCTAATTTTAAAATTTACTTTTGGTATTTTAAATCCTTTAATCATATCACTCCTTAAACTTTTTGGAGCGGATGGATTGTACTGCCCAATCTTTCCTTGGTTGGAAACCAAGTGTATTACTTTTATACGACATCCGCATTTACTTAATATATCACAAAACTATTCTAAAGTCAATGCTGGTTTGTAATTCATAATTAATACTTCTTTACCTTTACCAGCGCCTTTATTTTTACTAGCGTTTTGTTTATTAAATTCTTTTTCTATCCAAGTGTATTGATCTTTAGGAAACCACTCTTGTAGTTGTGGAAAATCATAATAAGATAGAACAAACTTACCTTTTATTTCTTTTAACTTATTGGCCAAGTCTTCGTGTTGGCTTCTTTGAAAGTCTTTTACATAGTAATCTTCCATTTTATAATATGGTGGATCAACATAAAACAATGTATCGTCTTTATCATACATATCAATAATTGTTTCATATGATTCGTTATGAATATTGGTAATACCTTTAATAAAATATAACCACTTTTTATTCTCAATTTTATCTATAAAATGTTGATACTTTGATTTATATTTACCTTTTAGGTTTACAAACTTTGTTTTTTCATTTAGGGTGTCGCCACTAAAACTTTGAGTTTGTAAATAGATATATTTTGTTGCTCTATCAATATCGCCTAATTCAAAATCTGTATTAAATGGTATTAAATCTGATTTAAATTGATTAAAGATTTCTTCTTTTTGTGGTTCGTATGATAATAAAGATTTTAAAAACTCTCTATCTTTATATCTAGCACAATGAAATATATTGGCTATGTCTTTATTAAAATCATTATATACATTTGTATGAGCCTGATCTATTTGATGGTTGGCCACAAAATAAACCCAATAAGCGCCACCAAATGGTTCAACATATGTGTTGTGTTTTGGAAATTGTGAGGCAATCCACTTTGCCTGAAACTTTTTACCACCTAGATAACTAAACATTTATTAATTTTTCCTTTGTATCTCTCACTATTGATTGAATTAATCTTTTTGCTTTTTCTGATACATAATAAGTCTTACCGCCAATAACAAATTTTCTAGGCTTTTCACCTGATTTTGTGCCAGCTTTACCCATAAAAGTAACAAACTGATCTGGAAATATATCACATCTTTGTCTAAAGTTAGTAAGATTTTCCTCACCCCATAAAGTTTGAATTATACCTGTTCTTTTTTTTAAATTGTTTAAACAATTGGTTCTTGTTATGATTCTATCGTTTATATAAAAGGGTATTTTAGGTAAGATTGTTATATCATAAAAAGAATTTCTTATCTTATAATCCGAAAAATGATTAAATGCTTTTTGTTCTTCAACAAAAATTTCTTTTGGATCTGTAGGTATAAAACCTACTATTTTAGTTCTAAAATTTGATGATAAGTGTTGTCTATATCTTTTTTCAACGTCTTCGGCACAGCCAATTCTAATTTCTTTTTCATCACTTAAAAAATAGGTTCCGCTTTTCATATTATCATTATATATTAAAAAAGGCGGAAAGTCAATGCTCTCCGCCTTCTTTTTTTTAATTTATTTAATATTGATAGTTCTTGGTTTTTTGTGTTCT